ACCTTGGAATGAAGTGAACTCTATCATTCAATCCATTCACGAAAACGCAGAGGTGGTCGGCGGGAAACAGCCTTTGAATAAAGAAGAGAACAAGGCCTTTTCTCAAGTAAGAAGATACATAGGCTGCACTTTAAGGATAACAAATGGAAAGCACTAAGAGAAATATTAACGATAAGAATCGCAATCGCAAGACTGACAATTCGAAAGATATTGAACTCAACAAGGCTCAGGCCCGAGTGGATGCGAAGGAGTTGGCAAAAGACATGCATATGTTGATTTCTCAACCCGCATTTATTCGGTACGTGTGGCGCGTCATGTCTCATTGCGGCCTTTACTCTTCCGACTTTACGGGGAACAGCACGACATTTTTTAACAATGGACAAACTGAAATAGCGACTTGGATGATGGGCGACCTTCAAAGCTATTCCCCAAGAGCCTTACTAAAGATTATGGAACAAAAAGTATTAGAAATTGAAGCACAACAACTTAAAGAAATGGAGAAATAATGCCCGACGAAATTCCCGCTAATGATGACACAAATGCGGAAGACACAGAAGGTCAAGGCCTTGCGGAGAGCCTATACGATGAACCGAAGGACTCAGCGTCCGAAGGTGAAGAAGAATCTAAGCAAACAAACGAAAGCGAAGTCGCTGACGACAAAAAAACCGTAGACGAGAACGCCCAAGAAGGCGAGGCCGGCGGGGATGATGACGAAGAAAGTTTTATCGGTAAGAAAGTAGAAGGGGACGAAGACCTCGACGAAGAATCTAAAGACGGCGGTAAAAAGCCCGATGATGCGAAAGCTCCCGAAAAAATTGAACTGTCACTTTCCGACGGCTCCTTACTCGAAGAAGGCAAACTCGAGGAAGTTTCCAAATTTGCAGAGAAAAACAAACTCTCTCAAGCGGAAGCCGAAGACTTGCTCGGCCTTACGGAAAAAGCGGTCAGCGATTATCAGGATAAATTAGATGCCGAAAAACCAGAGCGTGACAAGAAGTTTGTCGAGAATGAGTCAAATAAGTGGCTTGAAGAATCTCTCAAACATCCCGACACAGGGGGGGATAAATTTAAACCCCTTGTCACTCACGCCAATCGGTATTTGAATGCTGAATTTTCGAAGGAGTTTATAGCATTAGCGAAAGCGACAGGCATAGGAAACCACTGGATTTTCATTCGTGACTTTGGACGTAATGGTCAAAAACATTATGCCGACGACACATTTAATCCGGGTGGAGATCGACCAGATCAAAAAGAAATGAGCTTTGCCGAGTCGCTCTATGGTGAAAATGATTAAAAAGGAAATGTAAAATGGCAACATTAGCAAGTAATGTTTTGACACTTATGGACCACGCCAAGCGTCAAGACCCAAAAGGTAACACAGCAAAAATCGTGGAATTGCTTATGCAATCGAACCCCATACTTGAGGATATGGTATGGAAAGAAGGAAACTTGGATACTGGTGAGCGTGTAACAATTCGCACCGGATTACCTACAGTTTTCTGGCGTTTACTTAATGCCGGTGTTCAACTCTCAAAGAGTACCACCGCACAAGTCGACGAACAAACGGCTATGCTTGAAGCGTGGTCAGAAGTTGATCCCGACCTCGCCTCTCTTGGTGGTGACAAAGCGGGTTTCCGTCTTTCAGAGGCACGCGCATTCGTAGAGGCCATGAACCAAGAAAAGGCACAAACATTGATTTACGGTAACGCCGAAGTTTCTCCCGAGGAATTTACAGGTTTCGCCGTGCGTTATGCGGATAAGTCTGCAAACAACGCTCAAAACATTGTTGATGCAGGCGGAACAGGTTCGACCAATTCTTCTATTTGGTTGATAACTTGGTCTACTGAAGCGGTTTATGGCATTTATCCCAAAGGTTCGAAAGCTGGTCTTCGTCATGACAATTATGGCGAAGTAACAAGCGAAAGAACTCTCGGGTCTAATGGTACGCGCATGCGTGTTCTTCAGGACAGATGGCAGTGGAAATGCGGCCTAGTTCTTAAGGATTGGCGTCAAACCTCTCGCATTGCGAATATTGACATCCCGACTCTAGTTGACGGTACTTCTGTCGTTTCATTGACTGAAGAGATGATTCGTGCAGTTCACAGAATCCAAAATATCAATATGGGTAAAGCGGTTTTCTACATGAACCGTTCTGTCTTTCAATTCTTGGATATTGAACGTTTGAACGCTGTTAAAGATGGCGGCGGCATGACTTATCAGAATGTCGATGGAAAAATGATTCCGCACTTCCGCGGCATCCCTATCAAGGTTGTAGATGCATTGGTAGAAACAGAAGCGAGAGTAATTTGAGGGAGGCGAAAGCCTCTCTTTTGAAATTTCGGAAAGGAAATTAATAAGATGAAAAAAATACTAGCACCATTCATAATTTTAATGGCACTCATTGATAGCGAACTCCGCTTTCAAACGGCTCAATTGCTTAATTCTGTTGGGGCAAATGCCTCGACAAATGTTATCGACTCATCACAAGTGCGTCATATTGGTAACGGTAAGGCAATGGGTGTTGAGTTTCATATCGATGTAGCCGCCGACAATGCCAATGCTGACGAAACTTACGCTTTCATTGTCGAGGGTTCAGCCGATGCCGCATTCTCAACACCGATAGAAGTTGCGAGGCGCACATTCACTCATGCCGAAATTGCAACAAAATTGCAAACCGGCCAAAGTGTGAACGTTCCACTTCCTAAAGAGGAACACGCGACAGTCATCTTCTATCGAACAAATGTATTTACGGCAGGGACTACGCCTTCCGTTACTGTAACAAGTGAATTAACGCCTCAGGATGCAATCGACGCGGAAAACCGCGGCGGCTTCCCAAGCGCGTCATTAATTAGCTAAAAGCTAGGAAGGTAAAGTAATGTTTGTAAAAACTATACAACTCGGTTTCTATGACAATAAACGCCGTTATCCTGAAGACCCTGAAAGCGGTCGCGAAGCCGATATTTTCAAGCTTCGTCCTCGTAAGGGAATTGGAAGAGACGGCAAGCCAATCACAATTAGCGCGGAATCACAATTCGCGCCTAGTTGGATGGCTAAGATTGTCGAATCTCAAGTCACGCAATTAGATAAGCTCACCGCAGAGGAACAAGCCGAGCGTTTACGAATACAGGAATCACGGGCAAAGGAAGAGGTTGAAATCACCGCCATTCGCAAAAGAGAAGCGGAAGGCGCGACCATCACCGAATCACCGCCCGAAGAAACAGCCACCACCACAGGCCCCACGGGCGGAGAAGGATCGCAAGACCCATCAGACCCCGCAGGTAACGGCGGCAAAGGCACGGGTGAAACCGAAGTCTTAGAGTAATACATTGAGGGCGGGGCGACCCGTCCTCTCTTTTTGAAAGGTTGTCGGTATGGCAAAAATGAAAAGTTTAGAAATGACAAAGGCCGAGATTAAGAAAGATAGGCCCTTTCTAGATGACAAAGATTTGAAAGATGCAAACAAATTTTCTCACGGAACATTGATTCGTCTTGACAATATCTCTCTTAAAAAACTTGATATGAAATCTTCCGATTTTAATGTTGAAGGTGAAGTTATGATTATGGCAAAGGCCAAGGTCGTAGAGGTCGAACACACTGAACGTATCGGCGACGAGGCTCGTATGAGTGTTGAGCTTCAAATAACAGATATGAATATCGCAGAATCGAAGAAAGAACTTTCAACGGCTGAATCACTGTTCGGAGAAAACGACTAATGTCTCAGGCCGACGATATAAAATCGATTAACCAGAAGCTTGACAAGTTGATTGAATCAGTTGTTGAATATCGCGTTGATCAGGCTGTCATAAAATTTCAAGTTAAATGCCTTTGGGGCGCAGGTGTTACGCTTTTAGGCTCGCTTGTTTATGCCATACCAAAGATATGGAACCATGTTTTTTAACAGGGAAAAGTTAAAAGAGAAGTGTTTTAAGAATTGCAAAGTTCTTCGGGAGCTTGTTGATATAAAACAAATGCTTTCCCAAATTGAACCGGAAGAGAAAACGGTTATGACTTTGGAGATAGTCAAGGAGGAAAAGAAAACCTCTCAAGTTGTCGACCCTCCTGAAGATGTTAGCTACGGGCAGTTTAAGAAAAGCTTGATTGCTATAAAAGAATGGAAGTTAAAACATGTCGACGCAAACTGAAATTGAGAATCTTGCCCTCCTTCACTTAGGGAGTTCAATCGATTTAGCGAGCTTTTCAAATAGCGACAGCGACGAGGCAAAGTCCTTGAGACTACTTTATGAGTTTTCTCTCCCGATTATGTTGAGGGGTTTCCGTTGGCCGTTTGCGACAAAGTTTAAGGTGCTTGAATTTCTTGATGACAACATTCATCCACACTATGCAAAGGCATATCGTTACCCCTCGGACTGTAAATTCTTCTCAAAAATATTTAGTAGCGTGAGAAATGACACTCTCCAAAGCCGTGTCAAGTTCGAGCGGGGAATGGCCGAACATGAGCAAAATACCGTTGAAATGATCTTCACAGACAAAGAAGAGGCTTGCGGCGAATATATAATAGATATGGATGACGAATCAACGTTTGACGCTGATTTCGCAATGGCTCTTTCGTGGCAGTTGGCTTACTACTTGGCCCCGTCAACCACAGGTGGCGACCCCTTCAAACTTCAACAGGCCGCTTTCAATAATTGGGTATCGGCTTTAGATACGGCCATGAAGAACGCTTCGAACGAGGAACAAGTCGACGAGATGCCAGAATCCGAAATCATTCGGGCTCGCAACACTCTTATCGATGCAGGGCGTAGACCACCAAATAATACCTTTTTCCCTTCAGGCTCAATAATAACATGACAGCACTCGCGCAAAGATCATTCGCGGGGGGAGAGATTTCTCCGGCAGAGTATGGCCGCGTGGATTTGGTTAAATACGCGACAGGTCTTGCGACCCTTAAGAACTGGATAATTCAACGTCATGGGGGAGCGAAGAACCGGCCCGGTACTACTCATATAACTGAAGTTCAAGATTCATCAAAGAAACACCGTCAATTCCCTTACAACAGGGACAATGAGACGACGTTCAACCTGCTTTTTGGCGACCTTACAATGAGGGCGATTAAGAACGGGGTACAGCTCAACGAGGCCACACAGGCCGCCACAGCCACCGACAACGGCAATCCTATAGAGATCACCATAGTCGGTCATACGTTTGTGCCGGGAGACCAAGTGTTCTCAGATGGTTTTTTAGGGATTACTCAACTCAACGGACGAAATTTTCTCATTGGGAACACTACCGCGAACACGGTCGAGCTTAAATTCTTAAACGGAACGAATGTCGACGCCTCGGGATTTGGGACTTATGTTTCCGGCGGTACGCTTGCCAAGGTATTTGAAATTGTCACGCCCTACAGCGAGACGGATTTGCCGACTTTATCAATAAGTCAATCAATCGATGTCGTCACGATCACGACCAATAATCACCCGCCACAAGATTTGACACGTATTTCCGATACAAATTGGACTATTGCGGACACTCCTTTCGTGCCTGAATTGGCATTCCCGACAGCTTTTGCCGGAACAAAAGGCGGAGCGGGATCAAAAACATTTCGATATCGTGTGACCGCATTAGACCCTGAAGATTTAAAAACCGAATCGTTGCCAGCGTTACAGGCCACGCAGGTTATTACCAACGCTTCGCAGACGTCGCCGGTGAGAATTACCGTAACCGGTCACAACTTTGAGTCTGGCAATGTCGTGGAGATTAATAATATTGTTGGCCCTGTAGTTCTTAATGGCCGCCGATTTATCGCCGATGTTTTTGATGTGAACAACTTCGATTTAAGAGATGAAGACGGCACAGGGAATCCAGCCTACGGGAGCGCGGGAGATGTCGCTCGAGAAGAGGTCGTCTTGACTTCGGCGGCTGATCCAAGTCTCGCCAATCCTCACAACTTAACGTGGACGGCTGTTGCAAGTGTTGAGAAATATATCGTTTATAAAGAACAAAACGGTGTTTTTGGTTTCATAGGCGAGGCGGTAGGCACTACATTCGATGATACAAATATCACTCCGGTAACTAGTGATACTCATCCATCTTTCAGAAATCCGTTTTTTGGTTCAGACAGTTGGCCCGCCATATCTGGTTATCATCAACAAAGAAGAATGTTCGGGCGATTGCCAAAAGACACCGAACTTGTAGAGGGTTCGAGAACTGGAAAGTTTTCAAACTTTACAAGACGCTCTCCGCTTCAAGACGATGATGCTTTGAGATTCCGTTCGGCAGGGCAAAAAGTGAACGGCATTCGTGCCATTGTCGACCTTAACGGGCAACTTGTCATATTGACTCAAAATGCTGAAATGACAGTTAATGGAAATGTTTCAGGCGTCTTGACGCCGACAGAGGTCAACCCCGTAGGTCAAACATATAACGGAGCCTCAGAACTTCAACCGATTGTTGTGAATGGTACTCTTCTTTATGTTCAAGGCCGTCAATCAATCGTGAGAGATTTACGCTCAGAGTTTGAAATCAACGGCTATAAAGGTGACGACTTGACCGTGCACTCGGCGCATTTGTTCGACAATTTTACGATTGTTGCATGGGCCTATCAGCAAATTCCACATTCAATTGTATGGCTTGTTAGAGACGACGGGACCATGCTCGGCTTGACTTATATTCGAGAGCAACAAATGCTCGCTTGGCATCGTCACGAACTTGAGGGCGGATTTGTCGAAGACGTGATCACAATACCAGAGGGCAACGAAGACGTCCCTTATATGATCGTTCGTCGTCAAATCAATATCACAGGCGGCGGAGTTGAAACCGTTCGTTATGTGGAACGTATGAATTCACACAAAATAATCAATATTAAAGATTGGATTTTCCTTGATAGTTCCAAAACTCTTGATGGAAGAAACACAAACACCTCTCACACGATGACAATAAGCGGCGGTCCTACTTGGACAGAAGAAGATCAATTAACCCTTACTTCTAACCTCTCGTTTTTTGATGGTGCAATTGTTGGTGATCAAATCCAAATCGAAGGGACTTTCGACTTTACTCATCCCGACACTCAAAAGGTGCTTAAAAGGCCGATCACTATAAGGATGGAAATCGAAGAAATTACGACGGATTTTGTTGTCAAGGCAAGACCAGACGCGACCGTCCCGGCTTCCCTGCAAAACGTGGCCACCTCAGATTGGGCTCATGCGGTAAAAATCATCTCGGGACTGTGGCATATTGAAGGGCAAAAAGTCAGCATATTCGCCGATGCGAATGTCGTTGCAAGTGTAAACAATAAGCATTATGAAGATACTTTCACAGTGTTAAATGGTCAAATCACTCTCGACGTGCCTTATGCGGTGGTACATGTAGGATTACCCATAACGTCCGACATTGAGACTCTTGACATGGACAGCGTACAGGGCGAGACCTTGGCCGATAAGAAAAAACTATTAACGAATGTCACTTTGTTTATGGAACAATCTCGCGGTATTTGGGTAGGCCCTAAAGAGCCGCCAGACTTTGAGAACGATCCGCTCGAAGGTCTTGAGGAATTTATAATCGGAGACTTAGAGAAAATTGACAAGCCCGTCCCATTGACAACGGGTACAAAAGATGTGAGTTTATCAGGAAGATACACAAGAGACGGCAGGGTCTTTATAAGACAGGTTGACCCGCTTCCCGCGTCGGTTTTGGCTGTTGTGCCTCGCGGCAAAATACCATTGAGAGGTTAAGGTTATGGCAAAGCGAAAACGAAAAAGAGGTAAAAGAGGCAGAAAGAGCACAGACAATAATGTGAGCTCTCAACTTGATACGGCTGCCAAAACGTCTGACGCTAGACTCGATCAGGCTCAGAACCTTGTCGCCTTAACGACATTAACCGAAGCTTTTGCCATTGGCTCGAATGCTCTTGCGGAACAAAGCGCGCTCAGGTCCGAACGTAAATTCCAGAATGCACAAATCACAGAGAATGCGAAAAGGCTTGAAAAGGCCGCCGACGAAACTATTGTCCGAGGAAAAACGGAAGCCGCTCGAACGCTTGAAAGGGCAAGGCAAACCGTCGGAACTCAACGAGCACAAACAGCGGCCCAAGGCCTTGATGTTGATTTCGGTTCGGCTCAAGACGTACAGTTAGAAACTTTACAATTTGGGGCCGAGGATGCGGCCGCGATCAAAACAAACGCATTTCGGGAAGCCTTCAACTTTGAACGTCAAGCGATTAATCTCAAGTCGGAGGCCGCTCAACGAAGAATCTCCGGCAAAGCGCGTGAGAGACAAACCGCTCTTACGGGCGGGCTTCAATTTGCTCGAGCTATTTCTCAAGGAACGGGAACATTTGTTAAGGCGAAAGGGACCAAATAATGCCAGTTGCTAGGAGACGGCGTGGTCAAGTAACCGTACAACCCACAGCACCCGTACAGACTAACGTCCCGATTGATGTCGTTGGCCCAAGTCAAGGACTCCAACAGGCGCAACGCGGGGCGATTTCTGACGCTCAACAATTTGCAGTAAACGAAATCAACGAGGCAAACAATCTCAAGATTCAAACATTTCAAAACCGTATTGAACAAGAAAAGATTGCTATCGAAAACGATGTCTTATCAACCAAAGGGGAAAACGCCCTCGGCTCTACCGAACGGGCTCGCGAACGATTGCAAAAATTCGTAGCCGATTTAGAACAAGAGACCGCAAACGATACTCAAAGAGATGCTTTAACGGGCTTAGGTTTGCAGGGTGAAACCCAAATCACGCGAACAAGCGAACGACATACAAATTCAGAAATCGAAAATCAAAAGCTTGTGACTTATAAATCGTTATCTAACAACTTAATCGAATCAAGTGTGTTAAATACCACGGACGGAAATCGCCTCGCTCAAAATAGCATTGCCTATGAAGACGCTTCCCTTGCCGAAGCCAAAAGAAGAGGGTTTGACAAAGAAGCGACCGACGCTTTTATGCTTGAAAAAATGACGCTAATGAATTCTAGGATTGCAAATAAAATGATTGCCGATGAACGGTATCAAGAAGCTCAAGACTTTATGGATATTGTGGATTTAGAATTCGGCCAAGTATCGACAAAGGCTTCCGAACAAATAAATGAAAGCTTAGAAGAGGGATTCTTTAGAGTTAAGACAGAAGAGAAGCTCGGCGACTTGATGACAAAACATGACAATTACTTTGACCGCCTCGAGGAAGCAAAGAAGATACAAGACCCTGAAGAGCGCAAGTCTGTAACCGATGGATTGTTGACAAATCAAAAGGATGAAAAAGCTTTAATGAGTGCGGCTCAAGATTCTCTTTATACTCAGGCGGCGGGCTTTGTTGAAGAAAACCCCGGCAAGTCCATACGTTCAGTTATACCGGCTAATATTTGGAATGCTATGTCACCGACAACAAGACGCGCATTGAACAGGCTTTCCCAAACCATTGGGCCAGAACAAAAAGAATTCATGGATTGGAACCAATTTATCGCGTTCAACAATTTGACAGACGTTGAATTGAACAAAATGTCTTTAGTCGATTTGCAATCAAAATATGTTACCAATTTCAATTCCACTTACAATAAAAAAGCTATGGATAAATGGATTGCGGCAAAGGAAAATATTAAAGAAGGCAAGCACCTTACAAGGCTGAAGACAACCGAAGAAATACTCATTGAACAATTGGCCGCCGGTGGTTTTATAAAGTTTGACACGAGATTCAGAACTCCGGCACAAAACCAATTACTTGACAGATTCACAACAAGATTCAATCGCTCTCTCAATGATTGGGAAGACACCAATGGAAGAAAGCCTAATGAGTTTGAGACAAAGCAAATTGTTGATTCAACAGTACTCATTGAGGGACGTACTGAGAGCGGAGAAGTTAGACAGGTTGTTACATTTTCCGAAGAAGAGTTCAAAAACGCGGGTCTTCAATTTGGAGAAGACAAAGGCCAGATTTCACGTTCCGACGTTAATGCGATTACTGCTCGAATACAAGGCTCTCGCCCTAACTTGGGCATTAAAACTGACGAATTCCGAAGACTTGTTCGCCGCATGGCTTTTGCTTTTTTAATTGACGACAAACAACTTGAGAGAGACTTACTTTCAGGACGGGCTAAATAATGCCTGTAGTCGATGCCAACAAAAATCGCAAAAAACCCGCAAAAGATAATCTGCCGGAAAATGAGATTTTAACACCGGAAGAAGCGGAAAGGCGTATCCAAGAATCTCAAGGCCCTCAAATTCAAGTTCCGATTCCTATTCGCATTGAAGACAATCAAATAATAGAATTACCACTCAAAGGCCCTCAGATCGTTCACAAGACACACGTTGAGGGAGACAACACTTTAATCGCCAAGAACGCCGCAGACGTCAAGAGGGGCGGGATTCGTCCCGACAGAGACGTATCCGAATGGTTCGGTAACATTGACCGTCAAAGAGCCTCGGTTTTGAACGCATCTCGAGAAGCGGGAAATCTAATTGATACAAATGAAGCTTATCGAGCGGGAAGGGTTCAAGCTCTCACCGGAATGTCGATGGATTTCGTTGTCTCAAATATTGACCAACTCGAGCAAGACGTCGCAAAAGTTGACTTCAATCCCGACAAATTTCGCAGGGATAGCCCGCTCGTATCTGATTGGATTATGAGTCACCCTTTTCACGCGGGCATGAGCAAGGAAGAAGTTTTCAATCTTGGACGTCTC